GACCGGGACCATACCAAAAGAGCAGTTCGAAAGCCAGGCCCTATTGGTAAGCCTTGGTCCCGTGGTCTCAAGGCTCGCGGCGGCGGAACTGCAAGACCGCGGCGTGCTGGCTCAATGTCACGTAAACATAGTGCAGCTGGTAGACCACGTGGAATATTCAAACTATCAAAGTGAACTGAAATATCTCCTGGAGGAATCAGGACGTCTGGATACAATGGCCAGCTTGATTGGCGAGGTCAACAAAACTGGTAACACACTAGTGTTAGTTGATCGCATAGCCGCAGGAGAAGAATTGGTAAATAGACTACCGAACGCAGTATTCATATCAGGCGCTACCAAAGCCGGAGAAAGGCAAGATCACTATGACCAAGTGGCGGAGGCTACAGACAAGATCATTGTCGCTACTTACGGTGTGGCTGCCGTTGGTATTAACATTCCCCGTATTTTTAATCTGGTGCTTGTTGAGCCTGGCAAAAGTTTTGTTAGAGTTATCCAGTCTATTGGTCGTGGGATACGCAAAGCGGAAGACAAAGACTTCGTACAAATCTGGGATATCACGAGCACTTGCCGCTTCGCGAAGAGGCATCTGACCAAACGCAAGGCCTATTACAAAGACGCTCGTTATCCTTTCACTCATGAAAAACTTGAGTGGCAGGTTTGATTTTTCCTTTTTATATCGTATAATAACGGCATGCGTATACTGACCTTAGACAACGAATCATATGACCTCGATACTCTACCAGAAGAGGTAGATGACATGAGATTTGCTATCCTGGATAATTCTGATCCTGCAAACCCGGATTATCATTACATCCCATTGATTTTCCTCGAGAGTTTTAGCTCTCCTGCCTTGGTGCTCAAGATTGGTGATTATGTCACAAGAATGCCTGTAGATTGGCAGATCTTGATCGGGGAGCCAGATCTCGGCGACCTAGAAGTTTTGCCGCTCACATCGATCAATGATCGCGGATTCAAGGTGTTCCAGTTCAATCCATTGACCAGCTTTCGCCCAAGTTTTCTTGACATCGACATCGTGGACGTCTATCACGAAGTAGCATGGTATGCACCCAAGCTAAAAAACGGACAGATGCTCGCTGTTCCTATCGAAGACGGACCAAATCCCGAGTGCGTGTATTTTGTCAAGGATATCTCACGCAACTGCGAGATAGTTGATTACAACAAGGCATGGTAACATGAAACAATATGAAAAAGGCGGACCTGCGCCAGACGAAATCATACACGACACAAAAAATCATCACACGATACTGCATGATCTAGAAAGACGCATAGATGATCTAGAAAAACACATCCGTGATCAGGATCGCGTGCTCCGGAAGATAAAGAATGATCTCCGCATGAGCGTGAATGCAATCAATCGCATGAACAATGGATAAACTGAATATACAAAATGAGATGGCGCAATTCGATAAAAAGAGCCGCGATTTCTATGATAGCCTGACCGAAGAAGAACGCAAGAAGTTCAGCAACTATTTGATGGTACGTTGGGGTTCTTCTGTGCAAGGCAGTAAAGACCTGCAAGAATTCTATCTTATCTCTACCAATGAGAGATTAAACAAGCATTTCTTCGCTATCAACAAACATCCAAAACTACAATGGCTCTGCGCCACGTCTGTGAGTCCCGGCATGGGCACACATCGACATCAGTGGATAGCCCCAAAGAAAAAAGAAGCTGGATCCAATGATGTCAAAAAGACCTTGCTAGATCTCTACCCTAACATGAAGGTAGCCGACATCGAAACACTGGCTGCCATTGTCGATAAAAAAGAACTCCGGGAGCATGTGCGTGAGCACGGACGCACTGACAAAGACTGATTACGTCTGCAGATATTGCAAAAGATCATTTGCTAGAGAACACACTCTCGCGGTGCATGTTTGCGAACCTAAACGGCGATATCAAGAGCGAGACGAAGTGGGTGTGCAGATAGGCCTGCAGGCCTATCTTAGATTCTACGAACTCACACAAGGCAGCGCACGTCTCAAAAACTTCGATGATTTTGCTGAGAGTCCATATTACCGCGCGTTTGTAAAGTTTGGTCGGTACTGCCAGAATATACGTGCTGTGAATGTGCCAAGGTTCATGGAATGGGTGATACGACAAAACAAAAAAATAGACCATTGGTGCCGAGACAGCATCTATACCGAGTATCTCACGGAATATCTCAGAATCGAACATGTCAATGATGCCCTGGAAAGAGCCATCGAACAGGGTATTAGATGGCACGAGGAGACAGGTAATCCGGCAGGCGATTATCTCAGATACGCAAGTGACAATCTCATATGCTATGCTGTGACCACTGGTCGCGTGTCGCCTTGGGCGCTGTATAACTGCGACTCGGGCATAGAATTTTTAAGCAGGATCAACCCGGAACAGGTCGCGATGATATGGTCGATAATTGATGCCGATTTCTGGCAACGCAAGTTCCGTGACTATCCTGCTGATACCGAATATGCCAAAGAAATATTGCGCAAAGTGGGGTGGTGATGAGCGCTGATATTGACATCGACTTCGCGGACAGAGACAAGATACTATCTATCCTGCGCCATATACCTGCCAGGCAAGAAGTCGACGGCCATGCTCGCAAGCATAATTCGGGTGTGTATGTCACGGACATACCTTATGATGCTGTGAATGGTTGCGCAGCCATCGATTATGAACAGGCCGAGCAGAGGGGATATTTCAAGATAGATTTCCTAAACATGTCTGTATACCAACTGGTGCGTGATCAAGACCACTACGATCAGCTACTCATGCAGGAGCCCCAATGGAACCGATTGTGGAACGATTCTGCATGGGCCCAACGCTTGGTCCACATTGGCAACTACAGCGACCTGCTGCAAAGGATGAAGCCAGATAGCATACCAAGGATGGCCGCATTCATATCCATAATTCGTCCCGGTAAGGCCCATTTACAGAATTGCTCATGGGACGAGGTATTTAGAACAGTATGGGACGGGGACGACAGTCGCGGATTCGTTTTTAAAAAATCACACGCGATATCTTACGCTAGGCTGGTTGCGTTACACATGAATTTGCTGGCCTAATCTACTTTGCGCACAAGGGTGATGCTCTTGCGTTTGCTCTTCCTGCGATTGATGTCGTTGAGGCTACAGACCGGCCCGTGTATGATTTCCAGATCCTTGTTGCTGAATGTACGGAGATAGGCCTTGAATGGCTCCCATTCCTGCTTGAGAAAAATATTGATAGGGATGCTGCGATTGCTTTCCCACCACCAGATGTTGGCTAGATCAATGAAGATCCTCTTGAGCTCGGGGTGATGTATATTGCCAAAATCATAGATAGTGGTGATAGCTTCGTCTTGATTTTGTATGATACCTACATATTCTACTCCCGAATACACACACAGAGTGATAAAAGGATACTTGTCGGTTAGAGTATTGAATACATTTTCACCCATAAATATGCGTGGAGATTCCTATGTATAGTACCACAGCCTATTTATATCAGCAGATCCAACAGGTTTTATTGATCGATACCTCGGGCGTGGGTGCTACGTTTGACCGGAGGTGGCAACCAGTGTACGCGAAAAATCTAAAATTAAATTTGGGAGTGGACAACGTGATATTGTTCCAGTTCCAGAACCAAGATCAAAAGCCCGTGAACATTTCCGGCGCTACATTTACATTCCGCATCATAGGCGAGAATGGTGAGGATCTGCTATATGCTAAAGAATTAGTGATACTGAATGCCGCAACTGGCCGCGCCAAGGTCACAATTCCTGCCACAGACACCTTGCATTTCCAGGCCCAACCTGCAAGCTGGAGCATTGAGATATCGTCGGGCGTGCTAGAACAGGCGGTATTCACTGATGACTATTCCGGGGCGCGTGGGGATATTGACATAGTGGACAGCGTGTTTCCTGCCTTTGTGGCCAGCAAAGAACTGACCATACCTTCGGGTCAAGCCCCGGTTGGTAACACCTATGTATCAAGCACTCTTACCACCAATGGCTCGCGCCTGACAACTTTCCAAATAGACAGCGCGATTTTTTCTGGTAATATCAGCGTGCAGGGTGCCACAGACGCTGTGGGTAACACCGTGCAATGGTACTCAATTCCATTTGAAGATCTCAATACCGGTAATACCGTGTCAAACATCTCTCTGGCAAACAGCACCCAACGTATCGGGATCAATGTCGAGGGATATCATCCTTACATACGCCTTGAGCTTGATATCAATGGCGGCAATATAGCGTTTATCAGTTACCGATGAAAACTAGATTGATCGCCTTTGGGGACAGCTGGACCTGGGGCGATGAACTTAGAGATCCCACGATCACGGACCTGGAATGGGTCAGCGACGATCGTAACACACCTTATAGATTAAATCATTCGTTCGCAGGACTGGTAGCCAATCACTATGGAATGACACTTGAAAATCATGGCAGCAATGGTCAGAGCCTGCAAAGCATGATTTGGACCTTTGAATGGTGGTTGGACAGCAACACCCAGCTGGACGACTGTGTGATACTGTTCGGGTTGACCCATCCAGAACGCACCAGTTGGTGGTGGCCCGAGCGCCAACTGCAAAGCCGAGACCCACCTTGGTATCGCTATCTCCATAGCACTTGGCTGGAAAGCGCCAACGGACCTGATTATAAAAAACTCCACGACATGCACAAAATCTGGAGATCATGCTGTGTGGACGGCGAATGGTGTCGGCGTAGCTATCAATCTGCTGTCTATCTATTTTCGGGCATGTGTGAACGACTAGGCATACCCGCGATATTGGTCAATGTGTTTTCTGGCATGCCAAAAATACCCCACAGCCCAGTCATCAATGCTCATACAGGACTGATCGACCAATTACGAGATACCTATCCGGGCCGTAAGGATGAACACGGACGATGGGGAGAAAGCCATCCAAACGAAGCCGGTCATGAAATCATAGCTGACCTCTTGATTTCTCACATAGATTCCTGTAAACTGTTGGGATGCTAGACATCCTGCACTATCTGCCCGGCAAGCGCAAAAACACCTCATCGGGCTGGACGTCATTTAATGCACCCTGTTGCATACATAATGGTGAAAGCGCGGATCATCGCCAGCGAGGCGGCATCAAGATCACCGATCAGGGCTGGAGCTATCACTGTTTTAATTGCGGATTTACTGCCAGTTTCATCCTGGGACGTAACTTATCTTTTAAAGCACGTAGGCTCTTGCAATGGATGAACGTGCCACAGGAAGAGATAGAGAGGATCAATCTCGAGAGCCTGCGTCAGCGCAACATCCAAGGCATACTGGAAGATCGTCAGCGCACTGCCAACGTCATGCAAGGAATCGAATTTGAAGATCGAGATTTGCCCGAATATTTTGCTATAATCGATCGTAACATGCCTAACCACTGGCAATATCTACGCGATAGATGCGTGCCTGAAGACTATCCCATTGGCATGATACATGGTTTGCCCGATGACAAGTTTTCTCGTCGAGACGGAGTGATCATACCATTTACCTATGATGGACGCATCGTAGGTCACACACGTAGGTTTTTGGATGACAGGAATCCGCGCTACATCCATGACATGCAACCGGGCTTTGTGTTTGGCACAGACCTACAGCGACCCAACTGGCAACATGCTCTAGTGGTAGAAGGTGTGTTTGATGCTCTAGCTATTTCAGGATTGGCTGTTTTGCACGCTGAGATCAATGATGCCCAGGTCCGGCTCATACGCAGCATGGAGCGCGAGATCACTGTGGTACCTGATCAAGATGAAGCCGGCATGCGACTGGTAGATCGTGCAGTAGAACTGGGCTGGGCCGTGAGCATGCCCACGTGGCCTGCGGATGTGAAAGATGTCAATGATGCAGTCAAAAGATTTGGCCGGTTGGCTACTCTAATACAAATCATGCAAGCCCGAGAGACCAGTCGAATCAAGATCGAATTGAGGAAAAAAAGTCTTGTCAAGCAATTCCAATTGGTGTCCTGAAATCTACAGGAGCATGTTTGTCAATAGACACAATGATGACCATATCAGAGTGGCTCCTTGCTGCCAAGCGGAAAGCAGGCTGGAGCCAGTGCAATCATTCGATTTCCATCATAGCCCATACCTGCAGCAGTTGAGGGCCAAATTCCAAGAAGGTTCCCGACCAGAAGAGTGCTCAAGGTGTTGGAATCTCGAAACCCTAGGACAGAAAAGCCGCAGGCAAGGAGCTATAGAATTTTTTGATTTACCTGATGAATCACAGGATGTGGTGTTACAAAGTATAGATTACAGCGCCACGTGGGCATGCAACCTGGCCTGTGTCATGTGCGGCGAAATCAATTCTAGTAGCTGGGCCAAAGAAATAGGTTCGACCAAAGAGCATCTGCAAAAATTAGGAAGATTGTTCCAAAAAAGCAACAGCATCATAGATCGTCTGGATTTGCGACACGTCAAAAAAATACATTTCAATGGCGGCGAGCCCATGCTCAATGATGATCAATCGGTTCTGTTGGAAAAATTGGCTGACCAAGGTGTGTTACAAAATGTCTTTGCCAGTTATAATACCAATGGTACTATCATGCCCAGTGATAAGATCATAGATCTTTGGTCAAGGGCAGGATTGATCAAATTATTTTTTAGCGTGGACGCCACTGATCTGGCATTCGAATATGTTAGATATCCTGCCCGATGGGAGGATACGACCAAAAATATATCGCGAATGAAACAAAATCTGTCCGATAACGTGATGTTTGGCATCAATATCACTGTGGGAACCTATAACATCCTGGAACTCACGCTGTTGCATGATTGGTTCAAAGATAACCTCCGCACCAATAGATCAGGTGACATCAGCGATTTCTGTTGGCAGTTCGCCTACAACTATGATCCTGTCTGGTTGACCACTGATGCCAAAGCCCATGCCATCCAGCAACTGTCTGGAATAGAAGAATATCAAGGAATCGTGGCGTACCTATCTGACAGTATAAATTATACTGCAGATCACAGTTGGACGCAGTCCTTGGATAAAATTGACCAGCGTCGTGGTACGAGTTGGCGCAAAAGTTTAAATGTTGGCAAATATTATTAAGGTGAACTCTTGTTAAAAGATTACGGCATTGACGTACAAAGATTATTTTTAGAGATGATGCTGCAAGATGCACAGAGCTATGTGCGTGTGCAAAACATTTTTAATCCTGAAAATTTTGATCGTGGCCTGAGGGCAGCCGCCGAATTTGTCAAAGACCACTGCGACCGGCACAAGACCATGCCTGAGCGCACACAGGTTTCTGCCGCTACCGGCATCAAACTCGATCATATTCCCGATCTTAATGAAGGACACTTTGACTGGTTCTTGGAAGAGTTCGAAGCATTCACCCGCCGCCAAGAGCTCGAGCGCGCGATCCTCAAGAGCGCAGATCTATTGGAGAAAGGCAACTTTGATCCTGTAGAGAAACTGATCAAAGATGCTGTGCAGATATCCTTGACCAAGGACATGGGCACGGACTATTTTGATGATCCGCGTGCGCGGCTCATGGCCTTGAAAAATAACAATGGTCAGAACTCCACTGGATGGCCGGCCTTGGATAGGCTGCTGTATGGAGGTTTCAACAGAGGTGAGCTGCAGATCTTCGCCGGAGGCTCAGGATCGGGCAAGAGCCTGTTCATGCAAAATTTGGCAGTGAACTGGGTGGAAGCAGGCCTGAGCGGCGTGTACATCACGCTAGAATTGAGTGAAGGC